TCGATAGTTCGTCCATCAGGCTCGAGAGTTCATCGGCATCCACGGATTTCTCTTTTTCGTCCAACCCAAACGCTTGGCGCTCCAGTACCTGAAGGTTCTTCATCGCCGAGGAAAGCTGGAACAGGGTTTTTGAATTGCTTGGCAGCGCTACGGCGGCAAGCATCGAGGCACGACGCATACCGTTGCTGTCCTCATCCGTCTCATCGATGATCGCGTCTTCGATCTCTTCGCGGCGCTGGATCGTGCTGAGCAGATCATCCATGAGCAGGTTCGCAAGATTTGTGGCTTTGCGAATGTCTCGACGGTGACTGCGAACTACCCGCGCGCCTTCCTCTGCGGCCTCTTCGATGATCTCGGCGTCAAGTTCGCAGTTCGCGCCTTGGTCGTTGCGAACCTCGCCGCGAACCAGCTTGCTGCGAACCTCTTTCCGCACCTGCTCGGAAAGGTCTCTTGCCCATCCGTGAGCCTTCGCTCTTTTCCGGATAGCGGTGTCGCTTACACCCTGGCGCTCTGCAATGGTTCTGATGGAAAGCGACCCGGCCCGGTAGGCGCGTTCGATTGCCTCCCAGTCGGGCTGCTTGGTTGTCATAGGAACGCTCATGGACTTGAAAAGGTGGCTGGTTGCCGGTATTGATGGGGATCAACTACAGGAGATTTGTGTCATGCCGGAAGCTATCAAGCAGATTGGAAACGTTGCCAGCAATACCTATGGCTTTCAAAAAGACAGTGTGAAGCGCGCCATGGCTGTTGCAGCTGCGCTTGAGCTAGTAGCCTTGAATGTTCAAGGCGCTAACAGCGGCAATTTGCTGGAAGGTGAAATGGAAAGACTGAGCTCTTACGCTGACAAAATTCAAGAAGCACTGAAGGTCAACGCTGAGTGATCCATCCGTGCCGCACTCACCTGCGGCACACCTCAATTCCAAACCAGTAAATACTGAACATCAGGAATCGGACATGCTTAACCTCTCAGAAGGCGAGCGACACTACTTTCAGAAAAAGCAGGCATTAACCACCGATGCTGAAGGTAGAGAAGTATTCGTAGGTCTTACGCATGAGGAGTCAGAGCGTTTTCATTTCCTTTCCGATCCATCGCGCGCCTTCACTCAAACGGATATTGAAGAGTTTGTGCGTCTGGATGGCCTGCATAGGCAAGCAAAGCGTCTCTCACCTACCTCAACGCCTAAAGAAATCACAAGAAAAGTGAAAGTCGCCGTTGGGCATGAGGCCTACGCGATCGACGTACCCTCCATGCACTCAATGTCGTCCAAAGACTATTCTTCTTACATCGAAAATGAGCTTTTCCACTTTCATCACCATGGCGAATTACATGCAGTCCTCGGCGGGTACCCAATAGCTGCCACATCGGACCAGGTGAGGTCCCTAATTCGCTACCTCAATAACGTCGCAGAACAGATGAAAAACGCCGGGAACTAACAACTCACACCGCGCTTGCCCACTCCAATGTCGCAACACAATTTGCTGATTCGCGAAACGTGTCGCGGATTACTCAGGCTTGCGGCTTGGCAACTTGAAGTCAGTCACCCGGTCAGCGATGGAGCGGATCTTCTCCACGCCCAGGAAGCCAACCCAGCCGCCGGCAAAGGTGGCCATGCTCTGAGGTAGACCGAAGAAATCCAGGCCGCTGATGATCGTCAGGGTCAGGCCTCCGCAGATCGCACCTTCCACCAGCATCTGGCGTCGAGTACCGCCACCGTAGGTGATTCGAAGCACAGCCATGGCACAGGAAAGTCCAGCGGCAAAAAGGATCGGCGAATGCTGGCTCAACCACGCAAGCGCTATCGCCCAGGTGTCTGGTTTGTCTGGCATGTTTGGCATCTCGGTTCCTCCCCGTCAGGGAGCGGTGATCCGTTGGCAGGTGATTGCCTGCGGATTTGAATCAGCTCCAGCAACACTCCCAGCTCAGAGCGATGGGCGTGGCGGAGCCGAAAACGAAAAGGCCCCGCACATTGGCGAGGCCTTGAATAGTTGCGCACTCTTTCCCGCTGTCCGCCAAAGACGTTCTCAGCGTCGACACCCTATTGCATCGATCTCGCTGATTCGGTTTCGCGCCACCCAGAAAGCACTGTCAGATCTGGATGCTCGGGCTGCCGGTGTTTTCTCGTAGCACTGCACTTCCGGCTTATCAGTGTCCAGGCCTTCCGTAAGGCCGCCCTGGCTGCGGTTAGGCACAAAATCTTAGGCACAAAAAACCCCGCACCATGGCGGGGTTCTCAAAAACAGATGACTTACCAAGCACCAGTCCCACAAGGGTTTTCTTTCGAAGCATAAGGCTTGGTCAATTTGCTGAATCCTTTGGCTGGGATCGAGCTGGTCAAGCCGTCAGCTTTCAACTCAATCGTTTTTGCCTTGCGCATTGCAGCCCAAAACGCAGGAAAGTTTCCGGAACAGGCGTTGCACTCAACATAAAACGGATTGCTGTACTCGACACCGTCAACGATAACGTCGAAACCGCCTTTATCGTTGTGCGAGTAGAACTCCTTACCCGAAATAGTTGCCGAGCCGCTTACCGGGCTCATCTCGTCATTTTCGTCACAGGCGAAGTTCAGGTAACTCTTGGCCTCTTCGCCAGCAAAAAACTCAGTCTTCCCTTGGCCCCAGCCAGTTTGCCATTCGTTGGTTGCGGCTGTTGCTGAAGAACAAACCAAAGAAAGCAAAATCGCAAATGCAGCTCTGTTCATACCTATATCCCTATTATGCTCGGCCGGCCAAATGATGCCAAAGCGATATTACACGGATATCTGGGGAAAATTGAATTCCGCAAACGAAAAACCCGGCTCAGTGGCCGGGCTCTATGTGTCAATCCATAACGCGCAAGATCGACAGGATGGATAAATATTCTCTCATTCTATCACTCAATGCAATGGCTATTTGCTACGCCGCGCAACTTTCGATTAAGCCCTCCGCATCCATGATCTCTTCTGCCGCAGCCAGCGCATCATTGACCTGATCGTCAAGGCTCTTGCGGATCGCCGAACGCCACCGGTAACGGGTGGATTCTGGCTTGCCATCGTTGTCCCAGTTCGTGATGTCGTACCAGGCCGCAGGCAGAACCGCTGCTGATCGCTTGCCGTCAGTGCCTGCCACCTGGGGAATGGCCCAAGTCAGAATCGCGCATTCGCGAAACCGCTTTGGCGATGGCGACTTGACCGAGTTCAGCAGCTCAAGGATCGCACCGTGTTTGCGCTCATCGTGAGTGGAGTACTTCGCCACCAGGGCGCGCCAGTGCGCAGCCGACAGAGACTTGTGCAGCCGACCGAACACCCAGCAGTCAGTGAGGAACGCTGCCTCTTTGCCGACAATCTCCCCCTTCTGCTTTGCGCATTGAACCTTGGGCTCAAAGTCGCAGCCGCCGGCGGAGTTGATGGTCTCGGCGGCGAGCGCCCGAACAACTGCGGATACCACATTGCGATAGGTCATGCTGCTCTCCCCTTCAGCTCTCTTGTCTTTGCCCGGTATTCGGCCTTGATGGCCTTGATCTCTTCGACGGTGTACTTGCGGGCCGGATGAGGCCCCTCGATCCACGCAACCTTCTCGGCGCCGATGCGCAACACCAGGCGGATGCGGTACTCCACAGCATTACCGGATAGGTTGCGATTGCACTTCACGCACTGCCGGTGGATGTTCAGCGGCTCGAACCGCAGTTCCGGGCAAGCCCCCACCGATCGGTAATGACCGGCGTCCCACCTGCTGCCGGTGATCAGGTCATGATCGCTCGGGCTCGAGTCGCAACTGATGCACGGCAGGTGCGCGTCACGCATGCGCACATACTCGTTCACCGCGGCCTGAGCTTCGCGCAAGTGATCCGCCCGGCTCTTCAGTTTCTCCTTGCGGACCTTGATCTCTTTGCGCTCGATCTGGGCCAGTGACTTGCGGGCCCTCTCCTGATTCACGTCCTTGATGGCAAGGCCGCAGGCCCAACTGCACACCTTTTGCGCGGTGGAGAATGACGGCATGAAGCTCACGCCGCAGGCCGGGTTCTTGCACCTCTTCGCCTTTGCTTCCTTGAGGGCGACTCTCATGCATAACTCCCCAGCTGATCAGCCGCAGAAAGCGCGTCTGCTTCATTTTCAAAGTGCGCGGACAACACCAAGCGCCAGCAGGCGCTGAAGACGTCGCGGTAAAGTGGCTCGAAAGCCGTGTCATCCATGTTTGCCCAACTGATCGATTTGGCCTCTTTGCGGATCCCCTCGGGGGTGTGCACCAGGTGGAAATGGCCGGCCTCGATCGTCACCCACTCACGGAAGGCTTCCCGACTCTTGTCCACCGCCGGGAAACGCTCAGCTCGAGCCTGCTCAAGCCCGGTGATGTAAGCGGCGACTGCGTGAGACAGTTGCCCCGGCTTCCCGCTCTGCGCTTCAAAGAACTTGGCCAGCCCCTGAATGCCACGCATTTCTTGGCGCGGAATCAGTCCGCCGACGGGCTCCCAGTACTCCCAGGCCAAGTCGAGCATCGAGAAGAACTTGCCGTGGAACTTACCGTTGCGCATGCGGGTGAACTTGCCGTGGATGATCTGTCCAGCCTTCCACCTCTGGACCGTTTCGCGGTCAGCTTCCGTAGCCGGCACCAAACCCTGGGCTGTGCGGATCAATGCGAGTTCAGCCATGGGATGTCTCCTTGCGTTGTGCTGCTGCGATAGCCACTCGGAACTTACGTTTGCGCAGATATGTGTCGACTCGATCTGCCTGAGCCCTCTTGAGTCGCTCGCTCTTCTGCTGGGCTTTCGCCGCATCGACGATCTGGCGTACTTCAGCGAGCTTCTCGCGCAGGTGCGGTGACGGCTTTGCTTCGGAGCCGGTGAGCAGCCCGGCGATAGCCTGGCCATCGTTGGTAATGGGCGCGATGCGCAGGTCGGCCAGGTACTGGGTGCCGGCCTGTTGAGTGATCAGTTGCATACGGACTGCCGACTCGATCGCTGTTACCCGACGCGTCGGATCCTGCCCGAGGGAAACGCTCCAAGTAGTTGGTATGGCTTCCGCTCTGGCCGCGGACACAAGTCGCTCATAGGCGCTGTTGAACGCCATCCGCGCACCAACTACGTCTCGACGACTCAAGATCGGCTGCGCAGCAACCATCGCTTGGCGTATCTCGGCGGTCATCACAACTGTTTCGGATTCGTCGCCTGCGATAAGGGCAATCGACCACGCCTCGTCTTTACCCGGACGGCCATCGGCGGCCTGTACCCGCTGCAGCACTGCAGCTAGGGTCAGCTTGCCTGTCAGTTCTCGGCGGCACGCCTGAAGCGCTTTGCGGATGTCAGTCGGAGCGAACACTGCAAGATCCTCAGCCATCAACTCCGCAGCCGTGGCGCTGATGGTCTGGCCGAGGGTTTCGGCAGTAGCGCAGATCGCACCGGCGAGCTGTGCGCGTTCGTCAGAGGAAAGCATTGCGTGGCCCTCCTTCGCGGATGTTCCGAGCAGCTTCTTGTGCGGCGTTGATGTTGGCCTGGGTGTCTTCCTGTTGGCGGGCGGTGCGGCCGTTGATCTGAGTTTGGGTCACCCATTGGGTGTGGTAGCTCTCTGCGTTGGCCAGCAGCTCGCTGACGCTGTGGCACTTGCGTATCAGTTGGGCGTCGTTGATTCCGAGGTAGTACGCGGCGACGCTGTGAGCGACGTCGATGCCCAGGCGGCCGATCAGCAGGCCAACCTGCCCTCCCACCTTGGCGTTCCACACCGGCCAGGCCTTGTACCGTTTGCGGTAAGACATGGCGTAGTTCGCCCAAGTCTTGAACGTCTTGCAGGACTGGTCTTTGGGTCCGGGCATGTCGGCGGGAATTTCAACCCGCGGCGCCTCGGTGCGATCAACGACCAGCACCAGCCCGCCGGATCGGTTCGGCTTGTCCGAGCCGTCCTGCAAATTCTGATTACTGGTTACCTGATTGGTACCCTGATTATTGGTACCCTGATTTGTCGGAGATTTTTCCGACCCTGCATCGGATTTTTTTCCGACCTTGCTCGGAGATTTATCCGAGGTAGATCGGATTTTTTTCCGACCTTCGATCGCATCAGAGGTCGGATATTTTTCCGACCCATCCAGTTTGCGGTTCCATTCTTTCGCCTTCTCAGTCAGGCGAATCAATGTGATGCTCGACGTGCTGGAAAGCTCGATCAGGCCGGCATCGCGCAAGGCTTTCAGCAAGCGGTAAGCAGTGTCCGGTTTGTCGGTGAGCAGCGGCAGCTCTTCAACGATCTTGCTCTTGCTCAGCGCGAAGTAGATCCCGGTGTCTGTCTTGATTGGATTGGCCCAGCTCGGGCACTCATAGACGAAGGCGAACAGCAGGGCTTGCTGTGCATTCAAGCCCCACTCCAATGCCTTCGCCTGATTGATCGTGACAGTGTATTGCATGTCAGGCCGTCCTGACCAAATGAGAAAGCACATAGTTACGCGACACGTTTTTCGAATTATGAAAACGTGTCGCGACATTGGAAGAGGTATTGCTTGAATTGGGTTGGCTCTGCATAATCGGCCTCATCAAGTGGCAATGAATTAGCCGGGGCGCAATCCCGGCTTTTTTGTGCCTGGAATTCAGGCGATGGATTTCAAATTAGGGCGATGCTTTACAAGCAGGGCTTCAGCCTTCCGGCCCAACTCCCCTGCCCGCGCTTCAACTTGGCGGCACTGCTTGGCAAACGCCGGGAGGTGCGGCAGGTCCTCCTCGCACATCA